TTGTCGAAATTGAGGATCATAAAGTCCCAGTTACTGAGGAAGTCTACCAAGCCTTTATGCGTCCCATCTGGGCCGAGCAAAAGCGCTTAAAACGCGAAAAGCGCTGCCGAGATGAAAACGGCAATCGTTGTACCAAAGACTGCAGTACTTGCAGTAAGCAGCGATCCGGAATACCCTACTCACTCGACAGTTTCCAAGAAGATTTTGGATTCGAGTCAGCTGACAAAATTGATATTGAAGAACTGGTTGCGGACAAACTCCTCCTCAAAGAGCTATTCAATATTTTAAACGAGCTTGACCCAAGTAGCCGCAGAATTATAGAACTCTTCAGCATCGGCCTGCCTGAACGTGAAATCGCAGCTAAAACGGGACTATCTCAGAAAGCGGTTAACAAGCGAAAGCAAAAGTTATTCACCTATCTCAGAGAAAAACTAAAAAATTTTAGATAATTCGGTACTCAAAAACACCAAAACTGTCCTGTGTATATTGAGGGATTAAAACACCACCCTCAGAACGGAGGTGCAATATGCAAATAGCGAACACCAAAACTCACGATTCACAAACCGATGAGGAACTAGCTGACGTCCTCACAGCAATTAGCGTTGTTGCCAAACGCCTGGCACAGAAGTTAAATGTCCTATCGCGAGAAGCTCAGGAAGAAACGAAAGGAGAAAACCAAAGTGAGCAAGATGAGTGAAATATCCCAAGTTGTAGATGAACTAAGGCGCTGCGGCGAATTGCTGATTGGAATATCAGAATCTTTGACCGAGCTATTCAGTAGTAGCGAGCCCAAAGTTAGTACAAACGAGTCGCAAGTTCCTGTTCCAGAGAAACTCGAAAATAAAATCACTCTTGAAGAAGTCAGGTGTGTTCTTTCTGAGAAGTCTCGCGATGGTTATACCGCCGAGGTGAGATCGCTTCTGTTAAAGCACGGCGCAGAAAAGCTGTCGGAAATCAATCCATCAGTGTATCCTATGCTCCTATCCGAAGCTGAGGTGCTTGGTAATGGCTAAACACGCACTACTTTCAGCATCCTCTTCTCACAGATGGCTTCACTGCCCACCTTCAGCAAGGCTTGGTGAGAACTACGAGGACAAAGGTAGCAATTATGCCGCGGAAGGCTCAGAAGCCCATTTACTTTCTGAGCATAAGTTAAAGGTTTTACTCGGAATTAATTCAGAAGATCCCACCCCCACCCTCACCTACTACACCGATGAAATGGATGAATGTGCAGAAAACTACGCCACCTATATCCTGGAGCTCTTTGAAACCGCAAAGCAAACCTGCGCTGATCCAGTTGTCTTAATCGAACAGAGGCTTGACTACTCAAAATACGTAGAGGGTGGCTTTGGCACCGGCGACTGCATCATCATCGCGGATGGCACTCTTCACATCATTGACTTCAAGTATGGTCAAGGTGTCCAGGTTGAGGCAAATGATAATCCACAAATAAAGCTGTACGCTCTTGGTGCCCTTGAAGTCTTTGACGGTATCTACGACATCGACACGGTAACCATGGTTATCTTTCAGCCCCGGAGGGACAACGTTTCTACCCACACGGTATTCAAGGAATCCCTATACCAGTGGGCAGAAGAAATCCTAAAGCCCACTGCTGAACTTGCATTCTCAGGCGATGGAGAGTTTAGCTGTGGTGAGTGGTGCCGGTTTTGTAAAGCGAAGTATGACTGCCGTGAAAGAGCTGAGTATAACTTAGACCTTGCGAGGTTCGACTTCAAATTACCACCGCAGCTGACAGATGACGAGATTGAGGAGATCCTTGGAAAAATCGATAATTTGATCTCTTGGGCATCTGACATCAAGGACTATGCGCTACACACTGCGCTTAGTGGCAAACAGTGGACTGGGTGGAAACTCGTCAGTGGTCGTTCTACTCGAAAGTATAAAGATGAATCGGCCGTCGCTGAAGCTGTAAAAGCAGCAGGTTTTGATCCATTTGAACACAAGATTCTTGGCATCACTGCTATGTCAACACTCCTCGGGAAGAAGCGCTTTGAGGATCTTCTCGGTAGCTTCATTGAAAAACCTGAAGGTAAACCTACGCTCGTACCCGATAGTGACAAGCGTCCAGTGTTCCACACTGCACAAAACGACTTTATTGAAAATTAGGAGGAAAATCAAATGTCAAACAAACAACTTAATAACCCTTTAAAGGTCATCACTGGTCCTAACACTCGCTGGTCTTTTGCCAATGTTTGGGAACCAAAATCCATCGCAGGTAGCACCCCGAAGTACAGTGTCAGCCTTATCATCCCAAAATCCGATACTGCCACAATATCAAAAATCAAAGCCGCCATTGAAGCTGCCTATTACGAGGGCGAAGCTAAGCTAAAAGGCAGCGGCAAGTCTGTACCTCCCCTTTCAACCATCAAAACGCCTCTTCGTGATGGCGATGTCGAACGTCCAGACGATCTAGCTTACGCCAACGCTTACTTCATTAACGCCAATTCAGCCACGGCACCTGGTATCGTCGATAACGATCGTAATCCAATCTTAAATCGATCTGAGGTGTACAGCGGAGTTTACGGTCGCGCCAGCGTTAACTTTTATGCCTTCAACAGCAACGGAAACAAAGGGATTGCAGTTTCGCTCAATAACCTCCAGAAGATCCGAGACGGAGAACCTCTTGGTGGCAAGTCCAGCGCTGAGGATGATTTTGACACTGAAGATGAAGTAGACTTCCTCGCTTAAAATTCAATCTTGCGGGGTGGTGGAGCAGTCTGCCACCCCGACATGATTTTCGAAAGGACGATCAAACCTTCATGAAGCACATACATCTAGATTTAGAAACATATAGCAGCCTTAACCTAGCGAAGTCAGGAGTTTTCAGATATGTAGAATCTCCAGATTTTGAAATTCTTCTATTTGGATTCGCCATTGATGGCGGTCCGGTAGAAGTTATCGATCTTGCGAGTGGTGAGAAAATTCCAGAGGAGATACTCTCTACAATTACAGATGACTTGGTTATCAAATTCGCTCACAACAGCGCATTCGAGCGTATCTGCTTATCCCGGTACCTTGGATATCCTACTGGGAAATATCTAAAGCCCGCTTCTTGGCGCTGCACTATGATCTGGTCTGCCTATATGGGACTGCCCCTTTCACTTGAAGGCGCTGGAGCAGTTCTCGGCCTTGATAAGCAAAAGTTAAAAGAAGGAAAAGAATTAATCCGGTATTTCTGCATGCCTTGTAACTCAACTGCTTCAAATGGCGGCCGAACACGCAATCTTCCCACCCATGCCCCGGAGAAATGGTCAGCATTTAAGGCTTATAACGTCCGCGACGTCGAAGTCGAAATGGCCATTCACGAAAGGTTAGCTAAGTTCGCTGTACCTGAAAACATATGGGATGAGTATCATCTTGACCAGGAAATCAACGATCGTGGAGTAGCCCTGGATACGGAACTGGTTCATCAAGCGATCAAAATGGATGGCCAGTCACGTGAAGAGCTGATATGCATGATGCGAGAAATCACTGACCTACAGAACCCCAACTCCGTTGCCCAAATGAAAGAATGGCTGTCGGACCAAGGTCTTGAGACAGATACGCTTGGTAAAAAAGCAGTCATTGAATTGTTAAAGACAGCCCCACCAAAACTTCAGGATGTATTATCCCTCAGGCAGCAACTTGCTAAATCATCATTAAAGAAGTATCAAGCTATGCAAAATAGTGTTTGTGCCGACGGACGGATAAGAGGCATGTTTTTATTCTACGGTGCGAATCGAACAGGTCGGTTTTCTTCAAAGATGGTGCAGTTACAAAACCTCCCTCAAAACCAACTGGAAGACTTGCCCGATGCACGCTCCCTGTTGCAATTCGGTGATATTAATACGCTTAAAATGCTCTATGAGGATGTGCCAGATACACTGTCCCAGCTCATTCGAACTGCCTTTGTCCCGAAGTCTAGTCATAAATTCATCGTGGCCGACTTCTCAGCAATCGAGGCAAGGGTCATCGCCTGGCTTGCCGGAGAAAAATGGCGTTTAGATGTCTTCGCTTCAGATGGCGACATCTACTGCGCTTCTGCTTCACAGATGTTCCGTGTTCCAGTAGAAAAGCATGGAACGAATGCTCATCTACGGCAGAAAGGGAAAATAAGCGAATTAGCTCTTGGCTATGGGGGCTCTGTTGGCGCGCTGAAGGCCATGGGTGCCCTCGAGATGGGTCTCACAGAAGATGAGCTCCTGCCCCTGGTCTCTGCCTGGCGTGCGTCCAATCCAAACATGGTCAGGCTCTGGTGGGACGTGGACCGTGCGGTGAAAAGGTCCGTCAAGGAACGCATCACCACAGAGACGCATAGCATTCGCTTTTCATGTCAAAGTGGGATGCTTTTTATCAATCTCCCCTCAGGACGAAGACTCTCATATGTGAAGCCACGCATCGGCACAAATAAGTTTGGTTCAGATTGCGTCACCTATGAAGGCGTTGGAGCTACGAAGAAGTGGGAGCGCATCGAAAGCTATGGTCCTAAATTTGTTGAGAATATCGTCCAGGCTATCAGTCGCGACATCCTCTGCTTCGCCATGAAGAACTTAAGACACTACGCCATAGTTATGCACGTTCATGATGAAATCGTTATTGAAGCTGACCAGAGTGTGTCAGTCAAAGACATCTGCGATGTAATGGGCCAATCCCCACCCTGGGCAAATGGCCTATTACTAAGGGCTGACGGGTTTGAATGTAATTTCTATCAAAAAGATTGACGGTTTTGGTACTCAAAATGCCACAAACTGTCCTGTGTATAGTAGAGGGCGACGATGCCCTTCAGAAATGGAGGATTAACATGGATAAATTTAATCACGAACACTACTTCGACCCAACTGCATATGAAGCACTAACCGCAGTGGAAAAAGAAGAACTCACGACACAAACCTATCGGTCACTTGTCTACATCGCCTCACCGTTTGCTGGAGACATACATCGAAATATTGAAAGGGCTCAGGGGTACTCAAGGTTCGCCATCAGTAAGGGCTATATCCCTCTCACCCCCCACCTACTCTATCCTCAGTTCATGGATGACGATGACAAAGAGCAGCGCGAACTTGGACTCAGATTCGCCCTGACATTACTAACAAAATGCGAGGAACTGTGGGTGTTCGGTGAACGCATCACGGATGGTATGTCGCGTGAGATCGCTAGAGCTAAGCGAAGAGGTATGCCAATTCGGTATTTCAATAGTCATTGTGAGGAGGTCATTAGATGAGAGATCTTATCCAGATCAATTATGAAAATGAACAGCCGACCGTTAGTGGACGTACCCTGCACAAAGCTCTAGAAGTCGACACTGAATACCGACATTGGTTTCCTCGTATGTGCGAATATGGCTTTCAAGAAGGACGGGACTTCCGGTCAATTATGACCGAAAGTACCGGAGGCCGCCCCAGCATTGACCATGCAATCTCAATTGCAATGGCAAAAGAGCTCTGTATGCTTCAGCGCAGTGAGATGGGAAGAAAGTATCGACAGTATTTCATAGCAGCTGAAGAGGCATGGAACTGTCCTGAAAAGGTAGTTGAACGTGCACTGCAGATCGCTCATCAGCGTGCTATCGAGGCTGAAAGTCGAATACTCTCCCTCACTGTAGAAAATGAAACGCTAGAAATCGCACTGAACACTTCCCTACAGTTTTACACAGTGGCGAAGTACAACAAAGTATTCGGTAGAACCTGGAGCCTTCCTCAGTGTCAGGCCATTGGAAAACAGCTCTCAGCTTACTGCCGCGCACGTTCTATCGAGATCAGGCAGTGCGAGACCAATGACGAGCGCTTCGGAACAGTCAACAGCTATCCACTTACCGCATGGGAAGATTTCCTGGAGGTGTTACCATGCGTGATTTAAAGATCTCTTATGGCAATAGCTGCTATTCGAAAACTTGGCCCAACAAAACCATAACATTTGATGACCTTTGCAGGCGACTTGAAACCACAATTCGAACGACAGAAACCGTCGAAGAATACCCAAAACTACCCAGGTCTGAACGTGACCACGCGAAAGACAAAGGTGGATTTGTCGCCGGGATGCTGCGCGATAACCGCAGAAAACGAGAAAATGTCGTGTGTCGTTCGATGTTAACTGAAGATGTGGACCATGCCGACACAACCTTTATCGAAAAATTCACCACAAGCTGTAAATATGCTGCCTGCCTATATACCACTCATGGTCATACTCCAGAAGCACCCAGAGTGCGCATCCTCGTACCACTCACAAGGGATGTTAGTCCAGATGAATATGTGGCTATTACACGGTACTTTGCTGAAGAATGGGGCATCGACCAGTTTGATGAATGTTCTTATCGGCCACACCAGCTCATGTACTGGCCAACCACGCCTGCAAACGGTGAGTATATATTTCGTAGAATCGATGGCGATTGGCTAGATCCTGATGAATATCTCTTAAAGCATCCTTACTGGAAGGACTGTTCACTACTACCAACATCTTCTCGTGAAAGCACCATTCGCGATTTAGAGAAAAAACGACTCGAGGATCCACTTACTAAAAAAGGTATAGTAGGTGCATTTTGTAGGACCTATACCATACAGGATGTAATCGAAACCTTTCTCTCTGATATTTATGAACCGTCCGCGGTGGATGGTCGGTACAATTATATCCCAGCTGATAGCAGTGCAGGACTTGTCATTTATGATGACAAATTCGCATATAGCCATCACGCCACAGATCCAGCTTGCAGCAAGGAACTAAACGCCTTTGACCTCGTGAGGATCCATAAGTTTGGTGATAAGGAAGACAATCTATCGTTTAAAGCGATGTGCGATTTTGTGATTTCACTTGATGAGGTGAAACTTCAGATGGATCGGGAGCGCGAAGCAGATGCTGCTACCGACTTCGCCACCTTAGGCACAAAATGGCAATCGCGACTTAGATACATGTCTAAGAGCAGTGTTCTTGAGAACAGCGTGTGGAACGAAATGCTGATTTTAAATAATGACCCGGACTTCGCGAACTTTGCATATAACGAGCTCGCAAGCCGCATTCAGGTTACTGGCGAAGTACCATGGGACCGGCCACCTGACAATAAATTCTGGAGAGATGCTGACACGGCGCAGTTAAAGGCACTAATCGATGTGCGTTATGTCCCCTTCTCAAGTAGAAACCACGATGTCAGCTTCATCAAGGTTGCCGATGACAGGCGCTTTCACCCTATACGTGACTACCTTGATGCTCTGCCGCCATGGGACGAAACACCGCGGATTGAGACTCTACTCATGCGCTGCCTCCTGGCAGACGATACGCCTTATGTAAGGGCAGTCACCAGAAAAACATTTGCAGCTGCAGTTGCCAGAATCTATCGGCCAGGTACAAAGTTCGACTCCGTCATAGTATTCGACGGTGTTCAAGGCATCGGGAAGAGCACGCTTTTTAAAGACCTTGTAGGTGAAGAGTACTATTCAGAAACACTTTCTCTAACTGATATGGATGACAAGTCTGGTGCCGAGAAGCTACAAGGTTTTTGGGTAGTAGAGATCGGCGAGTTAGCCGGTATGAAAAAAGCTGACATTGAGAAAGTTAAGGCATTTCTCTCCACATCGGATGATAAATACCGCCCGAGTTACGGTAAGGCCGTCGAGAGTCACCCACGCCAGTGCATCATCATTGCTTCTGTCAATGGCGAACGCGGATACCTCCGGGACATCACTGGAAACCGCCGCTTCTGGATTGTGAAGGTACACCAGGAAGAACAAATCAAAAGATGGAACTTCACAACCGAAGAACGTGACCAGATATGGGCTGAAGCCAAGGCAATTTATAAAAACGGCGAGAAACTTTATCTTGAAGGAGATTTGATAAAAACTGCCGAGGCCGCCCAGTGTGATGCGATGGAGGTAGATGAGCGCCAAGGTATGGTCGAGGAGTACCTTGCTACCCTTCTTCCTGAAAATTGGGATGAACTGGACATCTACCAGCGCAGAAGCTTTATATTAGATAAAAATGACCTGACAAATCCGAAAGGTATCAAGGTTCGTACAGAGGTCTCCAATGCAGAAATTTGGTGTGAATGTCTGGGACGTAATTTCGCGGATCTTAAGCCTGCTGACAGCTATGCCTTAGCAGCATTGATGTCAAAGGTCTCGGGTTGGAAACGGACGAAAGATATGAAGCGGCTATCCATTTATGGCCGTCAGCGGTTATACAAGCTGAGTCGTTCCGCAGAGTAAGTCCCTTGCGTTATGCGACTTTGAAGGTAGTTTCGCTACAAGTGAACAACTAATCTCCTTTATATTCAAAATGACAATTACACATTAAGGGATATAGCTATCCTGTATCACGCGTAAGGAATATAAGGAAATTGGTGTTCACTTGTGGCACTTGATCCAGATTGGGGGAGTAATAATGGAAGGTAATAAATACAGTTTTAGTGCTATTGGAAGAGTCATCCGCAAACATAAAAGAGGTATGTTTGGAATCGTACTTGAAGTCCCGCAACCAGTTCAACAGATTTTGAGGTGTGATTTCTGGGTCGTTTATGGTAATAGCTGCTTTTACTGTAATTCGATCGACGACATCAAACGTGTATGTAATGACCACAACTGGGATGTTAACTTCTTTGATGAAAAGGCAGGCAGTTAAATGCGGGAAAAAACACTGGAATGTAAACTCATAAAAGCAGTTATGGAGGTGGGAGGTATCTGCCCAAAGTTTATAAGCCCTGGTACAGATGGTATGCCTGATCGACTAATACTTCTACCTGGTGGATGTCTTGCCTTTATTGAGGTCAAAGCACCGGGATGTAAACCACGACCTCTTCAGGTAAGAAGGCATGAAGTGTTAAGATCTCTAGGATTTAAGGTGTTTATCCTTGATGATGAGCTACAGATCCAGTCAATTCTTTCTGAGATTTTGAAAGGTGGTGTTGCCCGATGAAGTTCATACCTCATGATTATCAGCGTTTTGCCACGAATTATCTTCTTGAAAAGCCTGCGGCTGCTATATATCTTGATATGGGCTTAGGTCCGGAAAGACCGTCATTACTTTATCAGCTATTTTCGATCTAACGCTGGATAGCTTTCTGATACGTAAAGCCCTTATCATTTGCCCACTTCGTATTGCTCGTGATGTTTGGCCTTCTGAAATTGAAAAATGGGATCATTTATCAGGCTTAACTTATTCAGTTGCTGTTGGTAGTGTAAGTGAGCGTAAAGCTGCACTAATGCAAAAGGTCCAAGTGTATCTCATCAACCGCGAAAATGTCGAGTGGCTAATATCAAGAAGTGGCCTACCCTTTGACTATGACATGGTGGTGATTGATGAGCTCTCGTCCTTCAAATCCCATCAAGCAAAACGCTTTAAAATTTTGATGAAAGTGAGGCCAGGTGTAAAGCGCATAGTTGGCCTCAGCGGCACACCGGCAAGCAATGGCCTCATGGATCTGTGGGCTGAGTTCAGAATCCTTGATATGGGTAAGCGTCTTGGAAGATTCATCGGCAGTTATAGGAATACCTATTTTGAGCCTGATAAACGAAATGCCCAGGTGGTATTTTCCTATAAACCAAAACCTGGTGCAGAAGAGGCCATCTATAGACAAATCTCAGACATCACCATCTCCATGAAAGGTACTGATCATTTGAAACTGCCGGAGCTCGTGATGAATGAAATCCCCATTAGGATGTCAGACGAGGAGACGCTACACTATAAAACCATGAAGGATGAGATGGTCCTATCACTTCATGGTAGAGAAATCGATGCGGTTAATGCCGCTGCCCTATCAGGGAAGCTTCTGCAAATGGCAAATGGGGCGGTATACGACGAAAAACATGATGCCATACACCTACATGACCGTAAGCTCGATGCCCTTGAGGACTTGATCGAAGCAGCTAATGGCAAACCTGTGCTGATTGCCTACTGGTATAAGCATGACCTCAATCGAATTCTTAAAAGGTTTCCAGCTGAGCGTCTCGACTCAAGTGACAGTATCCGAAGGTGGAACTTAGGTGAGATACCACTGGCTGTGATTCATCCGGCATCTGCAGGTCATGGTCTCAACCTTCAAGCCGGCGGCTCCACTCTCGTCTGGTTTTCACTCACTTGGAGTCTTGAGCTTTACCAACAAACCAACGCCAGGCTTTGGCGACAAGGCCAAAAGGAAACGGTCGTGATTCACCACATTATCTCTAAGGACACAATAGATGAACAAGTCATGAAAGCCCTCCGGTATAAAGATAAGACCCAGTCTGCGCTTATTGATGCTGTAAAGGCAAATTTGAACAAAGGAGGTCCGGCATGACAAAAAAAGAATTATCACAGCTTTACTGGCTCAATCGAGAAATTGAAGAGCAGCAGCGCAGACTTCAAGAACTTGAAAGTCTAGCAACCTCCTGCACAAGTCCAATCACTGGCATGCCAAAATCTAAAGGTATTATCGATAAGCTTTCTGAATACGTCGCAGAGATTGCTGACTTAAAATGGCTGATTGATCTCAATTTACAGAAATGCTTTTTTGAACTCAATCGACTGAATCGCTTTATCAACACAGTTGAGGACAGTGAAATGCGGTTAATTCTATCCCTCCGATATATTAACGGATTATCCTGGCAACAGATTGCCTACAGTATCGGCGAATGGGATGAGCAGTATCCAAGGAGAAAGCACAACACTTTTATCAAGAATCAAAACTTGACGAAAATGACGAAAGATCTGTGCTAAGATAATAGTATAGAGAAATGTCAAAAGACATCAGTCACGCACTCGCAGCTGATGTCTTTTCATATTCTTGATCTTGAAATTTAAAATGGCGAAGTCTGTTAGTAATCAAAATCAGAGTAAGTCGTAAACTTGTAAATGAATTCAATCTCTGATTCACAGGCTAAAAATACATCAACAATCTCAGGGTCAAAATGCTTACCTGAACTTTCTGCAATGATCGCTATGCTTTGCATATGTGAAAATGGTTCTTTGTATGCACGCTTTGAACGAAGTGCGTCATAGACATCAGCAACAGCCATGATTCTCGCTGAGAGCGGTATTTCTTCCTCTACAAGACCATGTGGATACCCTGTACCGTCCCATTTTTCATGATGATATAGCGCTATCTTAGAACCAAAAATGATGAAATTGTTGTCTGGGAATCGCTTCCGAACCTCACTTAAAGTATTTGAACCTATTGTTGTATGTCTTTTCATGATTTCATATTCTTCATCAGTCAATTTACCCGGCTTGGTTAAAATGCTGTCCGGTATACCCACTTTGCCAATATCATGGAGTGGCGCGGCTTTTGCAAGATCTTCAATGTATGTATCTGTTAGAAGTTGACGGTATTTACTTGAGGACCTTAACTTCTCAGCAATGAGTTTACAAAATTTTGATACACGAACAATGTGTGCACCTGTATCATCATCACGCATCTCGGCAAGTTTAACAAGTGAGTAAATGGTTGCAAGTCTTGATTCAACAATCTCAGATTCCTTATTTATAATCACTTTCATCTGCTGCTTATACTTATCAGAAAAATAACCAATCACAGTGGCGACAAATATGTAAATAAGTATCCTAAGCTGCCAATTGAAAGACTGCTGCATAACCATTTCATCTGAACTTAATGGCATAAACGGTCCTAGAAGTAGACCACTAAATATGGCGTGGATGATCCCGTATTTCTTCCCAAGTACCGATGATAGGATGGAAACCGGAATGAACATTAAATTTGCAAAGACTGTTTTTGTGCCACCATGGTAAAACACAAACCAAGCAATCAGTAATGATAACAAATATGAAAATATCGCACACGATATTTTTAAAAATCTCTGTTTATGAGGACTAACATTGAGGATTAATTCATCCATATTGGCTCCTGTAACGATTTAATTGGTGTAAAACATGTCTATTGTTCATTATTATACACCACCAAAATAGAGTTTTGTGTTACAATTCTGTACAAAGAGGTATTAAAATATAAATTTAGAATAAATATAATAACTGATATTTTTGAAAAATGATGATTCTAAAGAAAAAGTAGCGAAAAAACATTTATGTGAAACTTGACGAAAATGACGAACTAAAATGTGTTATAAGTAAGATAGCAAAGCAACCGTACGAAAATCTAGCACCAATACTTTTATAGTATTTGCAAGAGATACACTTACCAATCAATAATCTTTGGAGGTTTTTGGTATGGCTGTTGATTTTCACAATAACAAGAATGGATCCATTAGATTTGATCTACTTACTGAACTAATTGAAAACGGTAATGGTTATATCAAGGTAAATGAAGCCATTCCATTCATCCCAGAAATTTCAGCATCACTAAATCCGTTGATCGTGAAAATCATGCAGGGAATTAAAGAAGTTGTACCTTCGAATAACACTTCTCTTACACTTACCTGGTGCTGCTACTCAGGCATTGGTGCTACGATGCACTGGCATGTCAACTGGAAATACCTCAAATCAAAAGGCATATTCGAAACACTTACAAAAGAACGAGGCATTTCTGAAATGGACCAATATGTTCTTGATTTTATAGGTTTAACTATCGGAAGCGAAGAAGCTAAAAAATTATCCAAGCACATTCAAGAAAGCGCACGGAATGTCATTATTTATATGGTCAAGCATTCAACTGACGCAACACCCGAAGTGGTTAAGGATGTCTACTTTCAAGCGTGTGAGGCAATGTACTTTTATGGCATGGCAATTCAGATGAATCGATTAGGAATCATCAATTGATGGGACTGCACCATTCATTCTGAGACTGACAAGACTTGTGAATAAATTTGACGAAAATGACGAACCTAAATGTGTTATATGTAAGATAGAGAGTAAATTAAGTGAGCCTTTGCAGGGTTAACCTGTGAGGGCTTTTTCTATGACCAAAATGAGGTGAATTAAGGTGCCCTATAGACCAAAACGACCCTGTTCTCACCCAGGATGTCCAAAGCTGACAAACGGAAGGTTCTGCGAGGAACATGCTAAACAGGAAGAAAAGCGCTACGAGAAGTATGACAGGGATCCGACAATGAAGAAACACTACGGTAGGTCTTGGAAACGGATTCGTGACCGGTACATTGCCGCCCACCCTCTCTGTGAACAGTGTCAGAAACTTGGACAAGTCACACCAGCTACAGAGGTGCATCACATCAAGCCACTGTCTCAGGGTGGCAGTAATGATTTTTTAAATTTGATGTCTCTTTGTACCTCTTGTCACTCAGAGATCACTGCACGTGAAGGTGGCCGGTGGAAACGTCGTAATCATAACCCCCTAGGGGGGCGTTAAATCTCTACACCCCTCAAACCGTTGACCGGCCCCGCAGCTTCGCGCGAAAAAATGCAGGTTCAAACGGGTGATTAACCAAAAATATCCAAGGGAGGTCGCGGCACGTGGCTAAAGATGGCACCAATCGAGGCGGCAGGCGTGTTCGCGCCGGCGATAAACCTCAAGCACTGAATGACAAAATCACAAAAGGAAAAGCAGCTAAGGTGCTTGAAGTGCCAGATCTTCATCCAGAATCCATTTTGGAAGTTGAGGATCTAGATGGCGCTGCAGACCTCTTCGGCGAAGATATGCCCTCCCCTAGCGATTACCTCAGCTCAAGACAAAAGGATGGAAAACCACTAGGTGCTGACCAACTCTTCATCGAAACCTGGCGCTGGCTAAAAGACCGGGGATGCGAGAAGTTCGTAAATCCAAGGCTAATTGAAGCCTATGCCCAGGCCTTCACCCGCTACATCCAGTGTGAAGAAGCGATCAGCTTATATGGACTACTCGGCAAGCACCCTACCACAGGTGGTGCAATTACAAGTCCCTTCGTTCAAATGAGTCAGTCATTTCAGAAACAGGCGAATCTGCTATGGTATGAAATTTTCGATATCGTTAAGCAGAACTGCACAACTGCCTTCGTAAGCAATCCTCAAGAAGACATTATGGAAGCACTGCTATCAAGAAAAAGGAAGTAACAAGTCAAATCTTTGGAGGGCAATTAAATGCAATTTGCTAAACGAACTGAAGTGGTCAATATTGATAAAATCATTCCATATGCTCGAAATGCTAGAACACACAGCAAAGAGCAGATTGCTCAAATCAGAGCTAGCTTTCGTGAGTTCGGTGTTATATCTGCTCTTATCGTGGATGAAAACTATAACCTTCTTGCAGGTCATGGCAGACTTGAAGCGGCTCGTGCAGAAGGATTAACAGAACTCAACTGCATCGTAGTCGAACATCTAACCGAAGCACAAAAACGCGCTTACATCATAGCTGACAACCGCTTGGCTCAGAATGCCGGATGGGACGTAGAGATGCTCTCAGTTGAACTCTCTGATTTACAGGGTGCTGAGTTTGACCTATCGCTTCTCGGCTTTGACGATGCTGAACTTAATAAACTCCTGGGTGGAATGGAAGATGTCAAGGACGATGACTTCGATGTAGATAAGGCCGCTGAAAAACCTTCATTCGTAGAGTCCGGCGATTTATGGTTTCTCGGAAGGCATAGTCTCTTTTGTGGTGATGCAACAAAAGCAGACGATGTTGCCCGATTGATGCAGGGGAAAAAAGCAAACCTATGTGTTACCGATCCGCCATACAACTGTGACTACAGCGGTGGCACTGGTATGAAGATTATGAACGATAAGATGCATTCTGAGGAGTTTTATACTTTTCTGCTAAAAGCTTTTAAAAACATATACGACAACCTAACAGATGGTGGTGCATTTTATTGCTTCCATTCAGATGCCGAAAAAGTAAACTTCTTTAATGCTACAGTAGCAGCTGGCTTTCATTACTCAACAACCTGCATCTGGGTAAAAGATAGCCTTGTGCTTGGTCGGATGGATTATCAAATGCGACACGAACCAGTACTTTACGCTTTCAAAGATACAGCAAAACACAAATGGTACAACGATAGAAAACAAACAACTGTCTGGGAATTCCCACGGCCCAAAAAGTCAGAACTCCATCCCACAATGAAAAGTCTTCCGCTGATTGCTTATCCAGTTTCAAACTCTTCTCAAGCAAACGGGATTGTAATCGATTTTTTTGGGGGATCGGGTAGTACATTAATTGTCTGCGAACAAACCGACCGAATATGCCATATGATGGAAATCGATCATACCTATGCCAGTGTAATTGTTCGACGATTCATTCAGCATGTCGGCTCAGACAAAGATATCTATCTCGTTCGAAATGGAAATAAAGTCCATTATTCCGATGTGGCAGACGAGTCAAGCACATTATAAATTTACTTAACTCGTTCTTAATCAATCGTGTAGAACTCCTTGAAATTAGTCAAATAACCCTTGCTATTCCCAAGCTCCTGAGTGATATATGTATTAACCAAAGAAGCGAAGGAGGCTTAGGGTTATGGAAATAAATTTTAACGTTTCGGGTATAAATCGAAAGGACCTAGTCACAGCCATCGGTGAACTTGTCGGTAAACCAATCATCTACAAAGGTGCACCTACATTTTCATATGACGTCGGTGACTTTTCAATCGATAAAAGCGGCACACTCCTCTTCCCTGTCACAGCGGACAGCGACCTGATCAGTAAAGTCATAGCAGGCCTATCAGAAAGAGGGTTTGATTTTGATGAATCCGAAATGATGAACAAGCTTTACATCGAGATGCCACGTGAGGGATTCACTGAGGAAAGTATTTTGAAACTTGAAAAGCTAGTCCGCAGTAAAGCAAGCCTGATCAAAAAAGCATTCGGTGCAGTTGAACTTCCCATTGAAAGGACAGAGTCCACTCTCAAATTCCCTTGGTTTAAGTTTCCTGCTACGAGAGATGAAGTGACCGCTTATTCTCAATTCATTAGTGCTCTCTGCGATGCTGCAAAAGAACATAGAAAGGTCACAGCGCGAGAAAGGATTGTTGAGTCTGAAAAGTTCGCACTTCGGGTTTTTCTTATTAGACTCGGATTTGTGGGAGATGAATATAAACTAACCCGAAAGATTCTGCTTCGTAACCTCACCGGCAGCTCGGCGTACGCTTCTATACACCCTACTAAAGCTGATCAGGATGAAAGTTTAGTGAGCGAGGTCAACCATGAATAAATTTCCTTCAAGAGAAACTGTCATTCACCTTCGGAGTCAATATCCACGCGGCACAAGAGTTCAACTGGTTCACATGAGTGATCCCTACTCATCACTAGAGCCTGGCGATCAGGGCACCGTCGAGTTTATCGATGACACTGGTACCATTTTCTGCAGTTGGGATAACGGATCTACCCTCGGTGTGGTTTACGGCGAAGATGCTGTTAAGATAATCAAGGATTGAGGCAAGATGTCATAATGAAAATTCCTGTCACATAAAGAAGGAGGCCCTTACAGTGAAAGCGCTGTTTGGCAGAAAAATATCGGACATTGACGAACTACATGCACTCACTGCTTTAGCAATAAAGGACGGATTTTCACCCGAAAATTATGTCGTTACAAAAGAAGTCATCCTTAATGATTCTGAGTTCAAAGAGCTTACAAACGATCTGCTTAAGGATCAGCCATGGATCACCAAAGATGATGGTGGCCCTAATGAAGATGGCGAACTCAGATGTATCAGGGTGATAAACCAATCAACAGGTGAAAAGCTCCTAATAAATTCAGAAGGATTTGATTATCCCTAGGTACACAGCCCTTGAAAAATAATAAAAGCAGGCTTAAATGCCTGCTTCTTTCATATGTTTGATGCACTCATAGCAATAGAATTTACCTTTGATTTTAATGATATCCTTGGTCTTATCACAGAGCGAACAGTGAGGCGTGCATTTTTTTAGGGTCATGGTGTCATCCT